ATGAACTACCCGTAGGTTCTTCTGTATAAATAATTGTTTTCCTGTTTTTTGTCGCCGGTTGCAAACTACTATTATCTTTAGATACCCTAGTAACCCGAGAGCCCTTTTTTGATGTTTTAGATATATTACCACCCAGACTTGTCACTACATTATTAGTTACACTACCGGTGTCTGGAAAATAATATCTCCAATACGGGTTATTTACAACGTAGTCTCTAGTAACAAATAATTCTTGACCATCAGGAGTAACCCATGGTATAAAACCATCTTCATTAACACCCCGTGGCTCAGGAAGTCTACAAGACACTATCTGGCTATATTTAAATCTAGGATTATAATTACTCAATTTTTTCTCCTTTAATTATTATACTTCAAAGAATACTGGCAGCTATTAAACAACCTTTAGAAACAGCATGCAAAGGGTCAGATGCGTGCTTAACCTCTTGAATAGCTAATGGAAAATTAGATTCATTTAATTTTTCATTTAATTTTTCAATATACCCATCAGCTTGGGATGTTCCTCCAGCAACAACAATTCTAATAGGTTCTTTAAATTTAGGTAATGCTTTATGACCATCAAGAGCAGCTGATAATTGTTTTGCTGTATATTCTATAAGCCTTTCGTAATATGAAGACACAGCATTTAATACAGGATTTTCGTTAGATTCGCCAACTTTAAATCCACCGCCCTCTTTCTCTACCTGAACAACACTATCGGGCTCTCCGGTAGCCACAGCACTCATACGATCAACCCAGTCGCCAGACTTGGTTGTGCTAAAGACTACTGTGGGTTCACCGTTTAGCATAACGCATACGTTGGTCATGCCAGCACCACAACTAATACCGATACCGGTATAATCTGTGTCCTCTAGTTCTGAGTAACATAATGCTTCCGCTTCGTTAATAGCTCTAGCATCATGCCCGGTTTCTGCCAGGATAGTTTTTACTACATCTTCATGATATCCAACATCAAAATCATCATCTTCTTGATCTACCGGTTGAGCAGGAACACAGAACACTAATTTTTCACCGGGCTCCGAAGCTTTCCCGACTACTTCTTTTAGTATATAAGCGAGCACTCTTTTTGCTTCTTTTTCTTTTACTGATACAACGCCCCTATACATAGGTCTACGAGCAGTTTCATTTCTTTCTACTGCTTTTTCAATAGCGTCTTTACCCAGTATAATAAAAGAACCATCACTATCTTTAACAAAAGTTTTACCAGCCAAACCCTTTTCTATCATTTTGGTAGCAATAGGAGTGTTAGGCTTTATAATATAAAAAGCGTCCCTGAAATCTTTAAATACAATTTTATCCTCATTATATTTACTCATTATAATAAAGCTAGTACCAACATCTAAGCCTTTACTCATAATTATTTACCTTTCATGCTTTTTAGCTTATTTATAGCCGATTGTGTATTATCTTTCGATTCTGTTGTTTTACCTAAGCCATCGTGCTTAGATTCCATATTCACCGTTTCAACACCCATTACTATTTTTTTATCGTCTATTTCTATATTATTTTTATACACCTTCTCCGAGTTTCTTTGCTTACTAAAAAAACTTTCTGGTTTTTCGTATTCTTTTATATTATTATTCAGAATATATCTATCAAATACTATTCCAGATATAAAAACAAACAATAACAGAACACATACTATTAATTGATCTAGCATAATTAATACCTCAAAGTATAAATACACTTATTTTAGTATTTTTTAATTAATGCTAGATTTATTATATTTATCTATTTGAAATCTTCTGCTCATTGGTATTTCTAGAATACCTACTTTCCCACCGTATCTTAAACCATTTTTCTCTAACCATTGCATTATTATTATTGCATATTTTAGCAATAATTTTTGTTTTATTTGTCATTCTAATTTCTTCAGTTCGTGCCTGATTTGATTCTGTTTATCCAACAAAAAATCACCTAAATATAATTCATTATTTTGCGGAAATAATAAAGATGTGGGTTTTTTTTCTTTATCGAATAATGTTATTACGTTTTCCCGACTTTTTTCCCAATATTTCTCATTATCATTATTATATACGCCTATAGTACCATCTTTTCTTAACTCCATATATCCATTTAAATTTCTATCACCCGTGCTTGTGTTGATACTACTGAACTCCCATAACTCTATGTTAGTATCTAAATCGATATAATCCGTCTTAAATATCTTATCTTTATTTGCTTTTATTGTTTCTACACAATCTGCATAATGCACCCAGGAATCTAAAATATAATGTATATGTGTTAATCTACCTTCAGGATTAATTGCCGAATATTCTTTATACAAACTAGCTCCACTGTCAAAAAACGTGCTTTCCACTATAGGGACTTTACATATTTTAGCTAAGACTGACGCCCCATTATCTCCCCACAAAACTTTATGCTTACGTATTAATGAGATATATTCGCCTGTTCTGTTATGAAGTTTAATTTTTTGTACGGCACTATAAGAGTATAGTGTCGCTTCCCGAGCATACACAAACATGGGCGGTCCTTCATGACCATTTAAATCTGATTTGCCAAAAAATACGTTCCTGATTTTCATATCTCTTAAGATACATTGTTGTTTAATACACATATCTCCGGTTCTTCCGGATATTAAACACATTGGATCTTTATAATCATAAAAATCTGTTAATATTTCATATGTGCGATCTATGTCTGTGCTAGAGTCATCATCAACCTGAAATATCCACTTATAGTCAATGGGCTGAGTATAGATATAATCTAGAAACCTCTGAGCGATTGGGGTGTCTTTTAGTTGATACCATTCGTATTCTATAGTGATAATGTCTTTTAAAAAATTTGGTTCAGATTCGCCAGCTAAAAATACTATCTTAAAACTAATATTATATTTGTTAGTAAACTTAAAGCCGTATATCTGTATAAAGTCTTTTAGTCTTTGTATATATTTTTCATTTGCTGTAGATACTAATACTGCTAAGATAAAATCATATTTCATTTAAAGTAATCTTCTGAGCTTATGTTTTTATCATCTATAAATAAATCGTATATAGGCTTATTAAAAACTATTTCATGGTACTTAACAATCCATTTATTAAACTGAGCTTCTGTTATTTTCCTCCAATCTTTACCGGTTTTAGTGCCTCTAGCAGTCCAATAAATAATTATATGCCCATTATCATAAAGGTCATTTATCTTGGCTATTCTATCATAAATTGGGGTGGCTTGATTATAGTCTTGACTATTTGGTGGTAGTTTACAAATAGTGTCATCTATATCAACATAAATAATCATATATCTATACTGCTTTTAGCTTGGTTATATGTTAAAAAAGCTGCTATGGTATATCTTGATCCTTTAGTTATTTTTGTCACACCATGCAAACAGTCCATACCACCAGTATGTACTGCGGTATATCCCTTTTTAGGTTTTATTTCTAGATTTCTTCCAGGATAATATAATACACCGCCATCGAAATTTTCATTTAAAAATGTGACCATACCGAAATCTCGCCAAGGATATTCATGATCTGGGCAATCTGGTGGATTTTCTGCGTCCGCATGGGGCTGCAAATCATATCCCTCCGGCCATCTTGCTATACTAAAATGTTCACAAAAAATTTTCTTACCAGTTGCTTCTCGCAATTTATTTATTACTACTTTCAATGAATTTAACATTATAGATTTAACATTATTGTCTTTTATTTGACTATAAAATAAAGTCCTGCCTTGCCAATAATTATCAGGATCTAATTTACCAAAATCTTTTTTATTGCCATCTAAGTAATCAACCAACAATTGAATATCGTTTTCGTTTGTAATATTTTCAAATACTGTAGGGAATTCCATAACTATAAACTCTCTTTCAATCATCTAGATGTGTTTGGTGATCTTTAAATTTATTGCCGTAAACATCTTCACCGTTATGATATCTACGACCATTACCGTTCTTTTTGTATTTGTCTAAATCGCCTCTCTCATTACCGTGCGCTTCCCCGCATTTCATTTCTGCGTCAAGCTGGTCGTGAGATAATATATCTGCACCATTTTTGATTTCAAAATGATCTATAAAGTGTCTTGGATATGGTATTACACAACCAACAATATCTCCTTTAGATATTTTAATTTTATAATTAGGTCTTGTAATCCTAATATTATAAGTAAAATCCCTCCTTAGATTATCTGTTTCTATCACCCCTGTCATATGATATAATCCATCAATAAAAGAATTTGGTGGATTAATAGTCATTAAATTAACACCATCTGGAGTACGCAACGAAAATGTTGTTTGTATCGTGATAGTACCCATTCCGAAATGACTACTTATTGATTGTATTATTTTATTTTTTTCAAAATCTTCTGGATCTAAATAAGTAACTTTAACATCGTTTGGACTATCTCCACCAGACCATTCTACCTCTATATCATGTATACTTTTAAGAACAAAGCCATGCTGATTACCCATAACTAAAGGTAGGCAGAAATATGCGTGTTTAACGAACCAGTCTCGTTTAAAATTACCCTTTAGAGATGAATATAATTTATCAATATTCTCCTGAGTTTGAAACGCATGATTATGTGCTATCAGTGCGATGCAGTTTTCTTTTATTATATCGCTCATTTATCCTACTCTCTTATATATTTCGGCAATATTATTAACAATACTAATGTAGTTCTTTTTATATTTACAGACTCTCAGCCCTTCTGGAATAGCATATGCCATTACATCTTTACCAAATTCTTTGACAAGTTGATCTGCTTTATGAATATTTTTTTCATATGCAACAATAGAAAAATAAAGTTTCGCAGCGTCTGTAATATAGTTTCCAAATATATATTTATAATTAGGATCTATCATAAATAAACTATTATTAACTTTTAATATATTATCTACGCTGAAGTCTCCATGGAAAAAAGTTGGCTTTAATTCTTTGTGTTGAATTTCTAAGATAATATCTTTACCATTTTTAGATAAATTTTCATCTATAATTATGTTATTTAAATATGTATCATAATTATAATTATTTATTGTTGAATTCTGGAATTGTCTTAGTAGATCAATATAATCTTGCATATCCACCTTTTGGGTATCAAGTAATCTTTCTGTAATAATTGTTTCGTCATTGCAAAATAATACTTGCGGTGTGTTAAATTTCTTGTTAGCCAGATCATACCACTGTTTTTCAAACAAAGAAGATTGGCTTTTCTTAATCACAGCCTTCTCTGTGAATATAATGTTATTTAAAGTTATAGGGCTGATTTGTCCAGTAAATTCTGAATGTTGATCTATTGTCATATCGTCTACATAAATATCAGCATATTCTTTATTAAAAGATATTTCGTCATATGGAATATCATACATATTACAAAATTGCTCGATTAGGTGCTGATACTTTTTTTGTTTTTCTTTGTATTTAAGATTATTTTTAGCTCCTCTAGCCGTAACAATTTTGATATATGGATTTATAGTTTTTTTTAGATTTTGCAATCTTTCAATTAACTTATAATTTGGTTCAGCTAGTGTAATATATCCCTTATTACCTAATGCTAAAGTTCCGTCAAAATCTACACATACCACTATTCTCATCGATAATTAAATTCCTATTGCTTCATAATAATCTTGTATGTCGCCCAGCCTTTTAAATGTATTTTCAAATACAACATTAGCTCCATTCATACTAGATACAATACTATTATCTTCCATTTCTTCAATATTTTTTTCTAAATTTTTACAAAAATAAATACCGCTACATTTAATATTTGATATATTATCTCTTTCACTGGTTTTGTAAATCTTATTGTCCTTTAATATAATAGATCCATATTTATCTTTATTAGAATTAAAAACATAAACACAATTGCTGTTAATATCGATTTTTGATAAATCAATACCGAATGGTATAATGTCGCAGTCTATAATTAGCACATTATCTTTTATCGGAATTAATTTTAAAGTCTCTTTTCTTGACTCAGTTTTATTTTCGCCTACAATTTTAGCATCGGGAAATATTTCTAATATCCATTCTATAATTTGCTTATTATAATAATATAGATTTTGTTTGTCTACATGGGATATATCTTTCATTCTAGTTCCCGAGCCGCCAACAGTAATATATTTATGAATCATCTTTGAATTTTCATTCTTATATTGTTATTAATGTTTATTTCTTTATATTCTGAATGGTTTTTATCCCATAAATGCTCTGTAATGACAGCCTCTCCGTGGTGTGGGTAGTAATCGACATCTTTATCAAAAAATAAATATGCAGATGAATAATAATCCATTTGCTTTGATCCTCCATATGCAAATTTATCGTTTGGCATAAATTTCGGACCAACATCTAATAATTGCTTTTTCATATGTTCATCAAAGACAATATCTATATCCTCATTAGGGGGTAGTGTAATATTATGGTTGTCTTGATTATTTATATTAAATTTTTCGAAAAACAAATCCATCCTAGACCTTATTACTAAATCGTATTGCATATTTTTCTTTTTTTCATAATTGCATTTCAATTTATTACTCATATATATGCCGTAATACATCATCAATACATTAAACCATTTGTAGTTATTTTCATTACCAAATAATTTATATTCAAAATCATTTGTTTTTTTATTATGTCTATAAGACTTCTTAATTTTTTGAATAAAAAAATCGTAATCAGGATGTTCTATTAAAATTTTCTTGGGCTTATAACATGAAATTATATTTTCTACAGGGGTTATATGACTATATGATTCTACATATTCTTTATATTTGAATATATCATAATTATTATTATGTGTAGAATGTATGTCTGAATGACCACTAAAAGTCCAAGTATGAATAAAAACATCCGCATTTAGTGGCTGAATAATATGATTATATTGACTTTCAAAACATTTTTCAAATGTTCTTGATTGACCAGATAAGCAGAGAGCGGTTTTCATAGATTTCTTGTATTTAGTAATCTACCCTTTTGTGTTCTAATAACATATCCCTTTCTAACCATATAAGGCTCAATACTGTTT